CTTTAATCCTATCTTTCAAAACAGTGTTCATTGCAGAGAAGATTCTGATGTCTAGAATATCCTCAATAACTTCTCTACGTCCTGCTGCAGGTAACTGCATGAAGGGGACGAACGTAGAAGATCCAAGAACAACAATTTGTGTAAATGATTTGTAGTTCAATTTAAGAACGTTTTGCTCAAACCATTTCTGCTGCTCTGCTGCAGATGCGCTTTGATTCAATTGCACACCATTTTTATAGATCTCAAATACTGTTGGTTTCATACCACGATTAATCTGCCAATCAACTTTACCAATGGTGAATTGGATTTCTACTCTACAGTCAGCGAGATTAACAGAGTTGATTAGTTGTGGTTTGGTAATTTTTCTAAAAGGTTTGTTGAACAAACCAAAACACAGCGCATCTAAAATTGTAGATTTACCAGCGCCGTTTTCACCAATGATTAATGTTTTGTTGTGATTATTTAAATTCACTTCAGTAAAGTTATTTCCCGTGCTCAGGAAATTCTTCCATTTAATAGTTTTAAATTCAATCATCAGATTCTTTAGGCGGAATAATAATGTCTTCAGGTGTTACAATACAATAGGAGTATCCATTCTCTTCACAGATATGGATAGCAACGTCATCATCAACTTCAACCACTGACATCTCAGGATAGTCGTCAGCAGCAAGTAATTCTGAATGCCTCTCAGCATCCTCTGCTTCTAAGAAAAGATATAGTATTTGACCACTATCTACCGTGGGAGCATATGCCCCCTCTGATTCTTTCCCTTTGATTGCTAGTATGTACATTACTCAATTTGAAGTGACTCTGAATAAATTGATCCAATGATAGATTTTAACGTGTCTTTATCTTCGTAGTCAATCTCCTCAACATACTTTTCTAAGAAGGAAAGAGTTCCTTCAATCTCAATGTCTCCAGAGGGATTGATTTCTTCATGAGAGTTGTCAATGATTTTAAGATCATGGACACCTGTTTGATAAAGACGTTCGATTAAATTATCATACGCATAATAGTTAGTTCTTTTTTCAACGATCAGTTTTACAAACTTGTCCTTAAATTGATCTGTATCAATTTCATCTGGTGACATCGTGCTGTCATCATAATAAATCTTTTCAAACATCTTGAAAGGATTTGGAATGAATTTAAGTTTTGTACTCTGAGTATCAAAGAGATGGAAACCTCTGACATCACCAAAGTCATTCCAATACATCTGATAAGGATTACCTAAGTAATGAATGTTATCTGAATGTGATCTATGGTGGAAGTGTCCAGAGAACACTTTCTTAAATTTAGAAAACACATCACGACTCATACCATGATCCATGTAATAACCAACGTGTGCCTCAAACCCAGACAGTTCTAAATGCCCCATGCAAATGTTTGCTGAGGTATTAGAGATCTCTTCATAGGTCTCTGTCTCATTGTCTACACATATCCATGGAATGAAACAAATATCAAGACCACCAACCTCAATAGTTTCAGGTCTTTCAATTAAATGCACATTATCATATTCCTGGAGTAGCAAGTTGATAGCATTGATACCAAGAGTGTTTTTAAAGTAAGCAGTATGATTACCTACTACTGTGTACACCTGGATGCCTCGGTTTGCTAAAACATCATAATAGTTTTTCTTTGCCCAATCCAGTGACCAGAAATCAATTGATTTCCTATTGTCAAAAGTATCGCCCAGATCAAGCACTGTAGTAATTTTGTTCTTCTCCAAAAAAGGAAAGAACACCTCTTCATAAAATTTATTCATGTAGTCGTGAAAAATTTGACTACCTTTCCTCATTCCAAAGTGCTGGTCCGTAATAATAGCGACTTTCATCAATACCTCATTTTCTGCTCAAGTGAATTCTTAATCTGTTCGTATGAGGAATCACACCCATACTCATCGCCAGTAAATACCTCACTGTATCCTGACTTCTCAATCATCTTGTTTTTAATATCTACCTGCTTCTTCTCTTTCTGAATCCTACGCAAGAACGCATAGTAAATGATCTGAGTAAAATACGCAAATGGATTGCTGGACTTCGCTGGATCAAAGTTATCGATGTAAGTGATGCAGTTTTCAATACCATCACCGATCATGTCATCTTTGAACATGTAGTTGACAAAGTTCGGTTTATAGGATAAGTGCTGTGCAATCTTTAGAAAGCACCCCCCTATGTACTCACCCACTGGTGGTTTTTTGTCGCCCGTTTCTTTTGCCTTCTCCACTTTATTCTTATACTGAATAATAGCGTGTAAGAAGTCCTTGTTGTTTACGTAGTGCTCTTTAGATTTTGCCATTAGTATGTTGGTCTTCTCATAATATCATAGCACAATACTCAGAGCTTGACAAGTACCCTGGATCTGTGTATAATAACTCGGTCAGAGTTCAGAAAACACTCTATAGCTTTAATACTTTAGATACTATGATTCCTTTGGATCATTATCTAAGAGGAAGATATTCTCTAGTAGTTCTCTTGCATCATCAATAGATGATAAGAGTCCCATATCTTCATCCAATGGAACGCGACCTTTTCTTTTACGTAATTTGTTTTTAAGTTTAGAACGTTGTTTCTCTTCTTCTTGATGAGCGAGTTTAATTAAACTGTCTTTATAAAACTCGACTGGAAATCCTTTGATTTCTTTGAGTGTAACTAGTTCTTCACCATCAATATAGAATTCAGTTTGGTGTGAGAGTTTCATCCAGTTCTTGATCTTTAGACCATGAAACGCACCAGGAATCTCGATCTCTTCAACTTCAATGGGGTGTGACACTAAGAGGTAATCCTCTTCAGGGTCCGCCTCTTTTACTATGCAAAGTAATTCCTCACCTGTTTTTAATTTGATGTTTGCGAAAAATGCTTCCATACTTACTGCTTTAATTTTACGTTGATTATCTCATAGTCAAAATTTTCTTGGTTATAAATTTTAACCCGCTCAAACAAATGTCTTAACGTATAATTTGGATTGTTAGAATCCTTGGAGGTATCGTCTGCAATATCGTACAGCACTGCTGTGTTTTTGTTTTCCCCCTTCCTCAAGACCCTACCAATAGATTGCAGGTTTCTTACTCTTGATTTTGATGGACTCGCAAAAATGATATTGTGTAAGTTTTTGATGTTAATACCAGTGGAGAAAGTTCCATAACTTGCGATGATGATTGCATTGGACTCCTGCTCAGTGATTGCTCGGATCTCTTCTCGGTCCTTTACATCAACACCACCGTGTACAAAGAAAACTTTTCTTCCATTCTTTACGCTACTATTTATCAGATCGAAAAGTGGTTCACCATGACGTTCAACATAATTGAACAACACTAGAGAATTGCCACCAAGATCTAATGCAAGGTTTTTGATAAAGTTATTTCTTCTTGGGTGTGAGACCAGGTAATCGATCTCATCATGATAACTATCAAAATTAACATGACGATGCCTTAGAGAAATAATCTTAATCTTTAACCTAGACAAATGTCCTTGTTTAATTAGTTCATTTGTGTTTGTAATCTTTTCGTGAGGACCGAACAAACCTTCAAGAACAAGTTTATTTGTCTTGCTCCCGTCTAGTGTTCCTGTAAATCCAATACGATATTTTGCATGATGCAGTTTGGTCAAGATATCTGTAAGAGATTTTGCTTTGAACAGATGTGCCTCGTCACCGATTACTGCACTGAAGCATTCAAAATACTGGCGCTTCTGTTTATAGATCGACTGCCATGTGGTAATAGTTACTGGTTTAGGAGATACCTTCTCATGACCAGCATAAACTTTATGGCAATGATCTTCTACGTCCCATCCATAAGAAAAGAAATCTTTATACATCTGCTCTACAAGAGATGTAGTAGGAACAACAATTAGAATCTTTTGTCCTGTCTCTTGTAAAAACCGAACGATAGAATAAATCATGAAAGATTTACCTGACCCTGTTGGTGACACGATCAGTTTCCTTTTCTTTCTCAATGCCTCATAGATTCCTTTGTATTGGTAATCTCTTGCTTTGAGTGCAGAAAATTTCTTTGTAAATGATTTAACACCATCAAACGATACTAGTTCATCCTCAGCATCAGGCATACCAAAGTATTCATTGTCAGCATAATCATAAGCGTATCCTCGCTCTTGACAGAACTGCTCAATGTATTCTCTTAGTCCAGCATAGATTTCACCAGTTCCTGGAGAGAACAATCTAATTTTACCATCCCAATACTTCTGCCTGTATGCAGGCATAAACTTTGCACCTTCAACTTCAAATGTAAAGTGGTCAGATAATTCGTATGAAATATGTGGCGGTGTTTTTAATTGCAGATAAACTTCATTTTTCTTTCGGATAATAACGTCACTCATCTATTCCTCGCGAATACCTTAACCAATCAATTGCATTCTTAATTTGGAATGAACGATTGTTAATATTATTTAGAACCTGTTTTAGAGCATCCTCTAATTTTTCATAGAGGTCCATTGTTGCCTGTGCTTTGATTATATCAGGATCTCCCTTGATATAGATTGGCACTTCGGTCTTAATAATTTTTTCATCAGGTGCAGTTTCTTCTCTGCCCATGTAAAAACTATACTTCTGTCTATACAGACAGTTGTAATCGTATTCTTTTTCTTTACGTAATAATTGTACTCTTAAGTACTTGTCTAACCATTTGGCATGTAAAACTGGAATCCTTCTTGCCTCTTCAAACAAGTCATCATCCATGACACAATCCTTGTGCCACTCATCGATCAATTGTTGATGTAAACTCATAAAGTCAAATCTTTGTCATTGTTATCAGTAAGTTTAAAGTAGGTGTACTTAAATGTCACCTGTGCTTTCATATATTGAATATCTGCTTGGTCTGTACTAAATTCTAATGTATTCAAACTTACAGGAAACGCATCATAAAAATGTAATTTAAATGCTGTGTTAAAATTGCTGTTTAGGATGTTTACATACAAATCAAGTTGTTCGATAAACCTTTCGTTTAGAAAGTCCTTATCTCTCATCTCCTCTACAAAGTCACCCCACTGATCTGATTTTTGTGGGTATGTAATACCAACCATCCAGTTGTGAATTAAAGAATAGTTAGCACAGTTCTCATCAATTAAGAACGTAAGTTGAAGTTCTTGATAATTAAGTTTATCACCACCTAACTGAAAATCATTATATGGAGTTGCTGCTACGGGACCATTCATACTAATTCCAGGCACGTTGACGTTGGTGCATTGGAAACCAACGCTTTCAAATCCTGGGATGTCTAATCTAAAACCTGCTGGTGATAGAAAGTTTTCGTTGCAGAGTGTCATGTGGTTAGTCCTTCACACTTTTATTTATAGACAAAAAAAAGACCCCGAAGGGTCAGAATACTAATCTAATAATCTCTTACATATTTTTTTACATTCGTGTTGGTTTAAAGAATCGCACTCGATAATACATTCGTAGTAATCATTTATCTTTTGATTTTCTGATTCTAACTCATCAATTGTTTGTTCTAAATGCCTCCATTCATCAAATTGTGCTCGGGATAATAGATTGTGCATCTTCACTCTCCATTACGGTTAACTCATAATGTAATTTAAAGGAAGGGTTCATTTTTACACCTCGCATAATTCTGTAGTATCTATGCAACTTTATGTATCGTAGTATACATTTATTGCTTTTTTACAAAACTA